ACTACACCCATACACTCTTCTAAAAACTGATTAGTACCACCCCATTGTGTGTAATCACAATCTAGATTTGGGTAGTCTTCTGGCTTATACTTGCTTGTGAAGTATTCCCACACACTATCTCTCACAGTTTTATCCCACATTATGTAAGCAGTTTGTAATCCTGCTGTCCAACCAAAGTCACTTATTGTGGCAAATGGTTGTGGCATACTCAGTATGTGATCTATGTTGCCAGTTATTATAGTATCTAAGTCCATATAAACAACTTTGTCATTATGTTCATGTTCTGGATTAGTAAGTCCTATAATGTACCACCAAACAGGTAAGTCTACCAGAAATGGTCTTGTTTCACATTCAATGCCTTGTGGTCTGTCTGTGTAACAAATAAATCTATGTTCTACTGTGGTGTTACGTTGTACACTATGGTACAAGTTGTTTACATATTCTGGATCAAACTTAGGTCCCCAACTAAAGCAAACTATGTCTATCATGAAAGTACTCCTTTTGATGTTCTATGGTGCTGTAAGCACAAAGATGGTTCATGACAACATTGCCTTCACCACGTCCTCTGCGTTTTATTTCACACCATATTTTATTCAGCAGTTCGTCTTCTTTAACGACACAGTTTAGGCGTGTCATCATATTGTATATCATGTCGCCATTAGGTATGTCTGCTGTGATCATACCTCCCCAGGTTTTTGCTTTTCGCTCTTGGCGTAATTTGGCTGGGTCCAAATTGCCGTTTTCTACATTCGCTATAATGGTTAGATGTAAGTTGGTACCATTGACACATTGTACTATGTTCATTGCCACAGCACTTCTGTGAGGGTCACCTATGTCCACGTAGGTGTCACATATACTCAATAACCAACGTACATCTAAGTGTTCTAGTAGTGTGTTTGAGTATTGATCTATTATTTTGTTAAATTGTTGAATGTGTTCTATGCTTTCTGGATCTCTGCGTAAGTGTACAATAACACCTGCTAATGTATAACACACTTGTGGCATACCTATAAACTCTTTGTACAGGTTATCTATGTTTGCTTTGGTGTTTGGTAGCCTATTGAGATTTGTGGCATTTTGTTTGATATCGCCTGGTACTGGCTTTAACAGTGGATCCATTATAGCCTTCTAGTTAAAGGTTTATGACCTTTAGTTTTGTTATTTCTTATTGCGTAATGTTGATACACAAAGTAACCTAGTGCATCATTCATATGATCGTGTCCTTGATCTTTGGTAGGGATACGACTGCCTTCTTTGTAAGTGTGCTTTATGAGACAGTTCTTTACACTTCTACACTTAGGATCAATAAACAATTTGTTTTGTTCAAATGCTTTGTTTACACTTGCTATACGATCTATCACAGGAGGATTACCTGGTTGTACCATTAGTTTGAATCCTGCATTTTGCAGGATCTGGTGATCACTTATACCTGAATTAGTAGTACGTTTGATACCACTGCTATCTGGATATGCTATAATACGGTTGTGATGATATCTGGCTCTTATCTCTTGTACCAGTTCATTGGTGTTTGAACCATATATTTCTATTTCATCTATTACCCATGCTATATCGTTCTTTATAATAGATACTGTGGCACTCATTGGATCTATGTTGAAGTCGCAACCTACATGTAACACATCATCTTTATCTAGATTTCCTGGATATGCTTTGACATTGTGTTCTGAGAATGCATAGTATATAACACCTGAATAACTGACAAATTGTGCTTCATATTCTTGTTCAAATGTTCTGCTGTCTAAGTCTAGCCTTGCTTGTTCTACTTCTTCTGGTGGCACAAAGCCGCCATCTAGTGTTGTGAATTGATAACTGCTGTAGTTTTCTTTTTCACCTTCACACCACAGTTCATAAAACCAGTTTCTGCCTTTAGGTGAACTGATGAATAGTGCGTGTCCGCCAGTGTCTGATAAGGTGGGTCTTAACACTTGGAACCATACATCAGGTTTCATATCAGCACACTCATCTAACACTATAAAGTTGTATTTGGCTCCACGCAGGGCATCGTAGTTTTCACTACTACGCAGAGTTATTGTGCTACCATTTACCAGTGTTATTTGTAGTTCTGATTCGTTAATCTTCTTTGCCCAGTTCTTTTCTATGAGCATGCCTTTGAGGTCATTCCACCAAATGTTCTTGCATTGTTTGTATGTTGGGGCAACGGCTAATATACGTTGATTAGGGAATCTGGCAAACTTGGCCATTTCGTTCATTGCTAAGTATGATTTGCCAAGACGTCTACCGCCACTCAATATGCGGAATCTGTTTGGATCATTTGATACTGTTTGTTGAACTTTGCTTAACTTCATATCTTTAAAAGTGTTGAACGATACCCTGCTATACACCCGTATAGCATTGAAAGTATGACACACAACTCTAATTATGCAATTGATCTCGTAAGCGGGATCTATTACTTGTTATTGTTATTAAGTATCGTTCAACATAGTTATTTATCAGTCTTTGTCTGCAGGCTCGTCATTCCATGGCAGAACTTGACTGCTTTCTGAACTTACTGGTGTTTCAGCCTGGCCTAAAATATTTTTACCTAACCAGATAAGCATGACTCTATCGCCCTTCATTGCTAGATCTAGTTGTGCTCTGCGTAACTTCTGCTTCGTCTCAGTTGTGGCTTTTTCGTATATATCTGCGAAATTGTCTCGTAAGGTACCTACTGGAACACCAAACCAGTCTGATAATTCTTTCCATGAACTGTGTAGTGCGGCTAGTTTGTAGAACTCTTCTTCTGGTACTACTACTTTATTTCTGCCCACAACTCTACCTGTAACGGTCTTTTCGCCGTACTTGATCTGCTTTACTTGATATCTTTTGGTGTATTTCTCTACTGGTTGCGTAGAGTCTTGTTGATTGTCTTCTTGTGACATGTTGTTTACCTCAGAGTTAATCGTTCTGTAACGTAGAAACTATTTATCCCATCAAAAGAAACCCCCTATAAAGATGAGTTCAAAATAGGGGGTTTACACATTATTACCGTTTAAATAATATATTTAGGAAAATTAAAATGTCAGACGCATAATTGAATATGTGTCCTCTTTTAATTAAAGTTGTCCGTAATACGATTTATTAGGAGAAATTGATTGTGTCTTGGAGAAACAATCTTTTCTATATGTCATTAACTAGATCTCTAATAGTGTTTGGCAACATGTATTAGAATTTTGAGGACTACCATAAGCATTGCTTATATTAGTGAACGTGTCTCGATTGATCCACGTATGCGTTATAACATTACGTCCAACAATATTATTTATCGTCTTTGAACACTTTAGGCGGTTCTTGTGGCAATTGCTTACCTAAGAAACTGCTGATTGCTGTTTCAAATTCTTCTTGACTATATTCTGTTAAAAAACGGAACTGGCTTTTGGGTGATATGCATCTTCTACGACTTTCACTGCTCACTATGTCAAAATTACCTGATATTTCTGGTATGGTGTTGTTTTTCTTAACACAATCTATGACTTTACGCCATTTTTTTGAATTCTGTGATGCAAATACCTCAAACAGTTCAAAAGTGTGTTCGCCATTGCTCTGTGTTTGTAAGCAGGTTAACACTATGGTATAAAAGTTTGCAGTATTCTTACTCCATTGTCCTTGTGTGTGAGTTTTTGGGTCTAACACATCTACTACTTGTAGTGTGCCACTTAATTTGCGGTTGTGATGTGTTGCACCTGCACCATAACTTAAATTCTTCATGCTAATCTCTCAAATGTTTCTGTCTGGCTTCTATTATCAGTAGCACTCCTAAACTTTATAGGTGTGTGTGCTAACATTTTGTGTATGAGTTCTGTTTCTAGTGCTGTTACATCTGGATTTGGATGTAATAATGTAATATCTACATCAGCAACATCACATTCAGGATCACTGTCATATGGAATTGCTTCTATTTGTATGTACCAACCACGCAATTTTGCTTCTATTAGGTATTTGTTGTTGAATAGGCGTTCTATGTTGTTTCCTATATTATACCACACATTTGATCCACCATCGCAATCCATTGTCATCTCTGTTAACACCAATGGTAATATATCATCATGGGTATACAGGAAACTAAAGCCATTGTTGCTGGTCCATTCTGCTACTGAGATGTATTCTTTATCCATTGGTTATTCTGCTTAATGGTGTCATTGCTTTGGGTGTGAAGTTATTGCGTCTAATAGCAGTTGCTATCACACCATGGTGTCTTTGCTTTTCTGATATACTGTTATCCAAGCAGAATTCAAACACATTGAGGTTCAGTATCATCATTGTGTACCATTTGTCGTGTGTTTTGTACACAATCACACTGGCGTTTTCAATGGTTTTAGGTGAATACTGGCCTGGATATGTTTGTCTGCTTTCATACAGTTTGCTGATAGAGATCTTTTGACATTCTGCGCCTAATTGTGCTACTATATCATTATACAGTTCATTGCACAACTTGTAGTGCTGATGTGGTCTGCCGTGTAACATTACTTCATTTGTTATATTTCTGGTGTAATGTCTTTTAGGCGAATTTAATCCTGCTTTTATGCTGATTATTTCATCATTGTCTTGTTTTTTGAAACTCACACTGAGTTTGAGTTTTTGTTTGTCTAATATGCTTTCTTCTGTGGTTGCGTTATCAA